GCACAGTGGTATAATAAGAAAAAAACCTAAACTCTTATGTTGACTAAATCAGTAGGAATAAACTACATAATAATGTTGACTATTTTAGTAGGAATAACATAAAATAAGTTGACTAAATCGATTGGAATATTATCAATAAATAATCCCAAAACTTTTTCTGATACTGCTTGCTATTTATGCTACATAGTGTATAATAAGTATGTAAGGTTGATTACACTTACAGAGGAGAAATAAAATGTACGGTTCTAATGAATATAAACCTAATGATTATGATTTATGGTTAGCAAAGCAAAAACATAGCAAGGAAGTATGGGAAAGTTTTGATAGTAAAGAAAAAAGAAAAGCAATAAAGGTAGCATTCCAAGAAAGAATATTCAATGAGATGTACGGAAAGAAATAACTCAAAAGCCCCTCTAAAAAGAGGGGCTTTCTTTTGCTTTTGTAGTTTCAATAATAAATAATAAAAAGGGAATATTTTTGCCTTTTTTCTTATTCTACCCTGATTTTTTATTTAGGCAAGTATATGTATAAATAGTATCTTGTGTTGACTAAACTTGTAGGAATAAGATAGATAGACAAAAATAAAACCCTCTTGTAAAAAGGGCTATTTCATTGTATTTTAGGGCTGTTTTATTTTTTATAGCCCAATAGTCAAATCTATTCTAAAAGTGTCTAAATCATTGGTTTTTTATGCTCATTTCTAAATCTAAAAGTTTGCTATACAAACAATATAATCTAACTTCATAGACTAATACTAATCCAAGTATTAATAAAGCTGTATCTGTAATATCTATTGCCATTTTATAATCCTCCAAATGTTGATATTTTTTTATTCTATTTATTTTTTATTTTTCCTTTTTAATATAGGAGAGCTTGAATAAGAAATAATGCTTTTTCTCTTATTTAGATGGAGCGTTAGCGAACCTTCTCTTATATAGAAAAGTTATATAAATAAGGACGCAGTCCTTTTATTCTTTTATCTTTTTATCTTTTTATCTTAAGAGAAAGATGAACCATTATTTAGGATAGGATTTGTTGGACACTCAATAAAACTGTCCAACAAATAATACATTTTTGTCCAACAAATAATAGTATTTTGTCCAACAAATAATGCTAATCTGTCCAACAAATAATAGCCCTGTTTTTTCTTATTTGAACTGGTAAAATCCATTATGAAAAAAGAAGCAGAAATCCATATTGCTATTATGGATTGGGTTAGAGCTAATGAAAATGACTACGAAGTTTTGAAATGTATTTACCATCCACCCAACTCTTTTTTTGGAACTGGATTTGGAATAATCAAATGGCTTCAAAAACTTGGAATGCGAAGTGGAGTATGGGATTTAATAATACCAATAGACAATGGTGTTTACAGTTGCCTCTATATTGAAGTAAAAAGCGAGAAAGGGAAGCTATCAATACAACAACAAGAGTGGAAGGATATTATAATGAAAAACACCTCAAAATGGCCCCTTTTTGTTGAAGTTAAAGATGCTGATGTTGGGATAGAACTTATAAGTAAATATCTTGGAATGATTGAATGAAACACAGCATAGAAATAGAAAAACTTGATGAGATTTATGATAGCGGAAATATTCAAGTATATATTGGCTGGGTTCTTGGAATAAAAATGACAATAGTTAGAGCAAAGAATATAGTTGGTTATATTAGCAAAGAAGAATGGCCTAAACACGAGCATAAGTTTAAAGGCAAAAGAATAAATAAAATAGAAGAAGGTATTTATTGTTATTTCCGAGAAGAGAATGATAGACTGTATTTGGTATAAGGTATCTAAATGGAAGAAAATAATAATCAACTAAAAGGTTTGCATCCTATTATAAAAATAAATATTGCTGCTATGACACAAGAAAATGATATGGCATCTATCGAAGAACTTATGGCTGCTTTTGATATGAACCAAAGTCCTGTTGAGTTTATTAAAATGCTTCTCGATGAAGGAATGGCAAATATTTATCTACATTGTTGGGATGAGCAGGTAAAACTATTGTAGTTTGTGGTATAATATATTTGTAGTTCATTGACATTTCTACAACTCCTGCATAGCCCCAGTATTTCTCCTACTGGGGTTCTTTTTTATCCTAATGCTAAAATACAATGAGGTATCTATTATGGAAGAACGAAAAACAAGAACATATACTAAAATAACTAACGATTTAAAAGCAGATATTATTTCTGGATTGATGGTTGGTTTAGGTGTATGCGAACTATCAAGAAAACACGGAATAGCTAAAAGTGCTGTATCTAAAATAAAAGCAGAGTTAGATGATGACCAAAAGGCATTATTACCTGAAAATGCTATTGATAGGATAGAGGATTTGCTTATTACAAGTTTGAAAGAACATTTAAAAGCAATAGAAACAATAGCAAAAGTAGGACAAGATGAAAGATACATTAGGACACAAAGCGCAGGACAGATTGCCGATTTACATCAACAGCTTGCAAACTGGAGTATTCAACTTCTCTCGGCAGCAAATCCAGATAGAGAATGATAAAAAACAAAAAGAACAGCCCCTATATTTAGATTTTCTTATTGCTACATATCCTAAAACCTGGACTTTACCACCACATATTATTAAAATAGCAGAAACTATTCAAGATTTTATTAATGGTAAGTTTGATAGATTGTTGATTAAAATGCCACCAAGACACTCTAAAACACAATCATCAACTATTAGACTTGCTGCTTATATGATGGAACAATATCCTGAAGATAATGTGCTTATTACTTCTTACAATGAAAGAATGGCTCGTAGATTTAGCCGTATGAGTAGAAACATTTATTCATCAAGAAATAAGATGGATAAAAATAAAACTGCTGCTGATGAATGGCAATCTGAAGAAGGTGGAGTATGTATGGCAAGAGGAACAGGTAATGCTCCTACAGGCCAAGGTTTTTCAGTATTGTGTATTGATGACCCAGTTGCAAATAGAGAACAAGCAGAAAGTAAAACATATAGAGATAATGTATGGGATTGGTATACTTCTGATTTACTTACAAGATTAGAGCCAGGTGGAAAAGTTTTGATTACTATGACACCTTGGAATGAAGATGATTTAAGTGTAAGAGCAGTAGAAGCAGAACCAGATAAATGGCATATATTAGATTTACCTGCTATTTGCGAAGATGCTGATGATATTATTGGTAGAAGTATCGGAGAAGCATTATGGCCAGAAAGATACAATATTGATGATTTATTGCGCATAAAAAAGGTTATTGGAGACTATGCTTTCCAATCTCTTTATCAAGTAAATCCTACACCAAAAGAAGGCTCATTTATTAAAATACATAATCTTAAATATATTGATGCTTTACCAAATAATCTTACAAAAATAGTTAGAAGTTGGGATTTAGCAGCAACAGAAAATGATGGAGACTTTAGTGCTGGCATAAAGATGGGTATAGACGCTGATAAAAATATATATATTATTGATGTTGTAAGAGGTCAATGGTCTCCTGATGTTAGAGATAAATGGATTAAAAATACCGCTGATTTGGATGGTAGAATAAACATTACAATACCAGAAGACCCAGGAGCAGCAGGTAAGTTTCAAGCACAATATTTATTTAGAGTATTAGCAGGTCATAATATAAATAAAATAAAACCTACTGGAAAAAAAGAAATAAGAGCAGAAGGTGTAGCAAGTCAAATAAATGCTGGTAATGTTTATATTTTAAAAGCACCTTGGAATAGAGAGTTTGTAGAAGAGTTAAGAACATTTCCACTTGGCAAACACGATGACCAAGTTGATGCTATGTCTGATGCATTTAGTCAGTTGTTTATATTGAAGAAGTTTATGGCATATTAGTGCTAACGATAAAATAAAAAAGCAACCAATGAGGATATAACATATGGGATTTTTTGATTTCTTAAAACTACAATCAGCAAATAATAAAGAACAACTACCACCACCAAACAACTATTCAATGAGTACAGGTGGATTAACAGGTAGAGGCAATGGAGATTTGTTGGCTCTGCTTCAAAAAAAACTACCTTCATCTAATAGAGATTGGGTAAAAGAAGCAGGAGATTTATCTTTAAACTCTATTGTTGCTATTTGTACTCGTTGGTATCTTACTAACTTTTCCCAGGTTAGTTTTGAGGTTGCTAATAAAACATCTGGTCAAAAAGAAATACAAGTAAATGATATTACTGAACTATTAAGAGACCCTATGAATGGTAATATTCCTCCATCTATTGTATGGGGAAACTACATTCAAGATTATTTACTACTTGGAAATGCTTATTTACGCAAGATTAGAGGTATTGGAAGTTCAGTAGTAGCATTAGAATATTTGCCTGCTGATATGGTTAGACCTATTGGAGACAGTAGAGTAGCAGTTCAATATTATATTTACACAGTTACAGGCACAGAATATAAAATAGAAAAAGATGATTTAATCCATTGGCGCTTTGGTAGAGATACTTCTGATATTAGATTAGGTAGAAGTCCTATTACATCAGTTTTAAGAGAAATAGCATCTGACAATCAAGCATCAACAACTGCTTATGGTTTGATTAAAAATGGTGCCCTTCCTTCTATGATTATTGGTCCTGATGCTAATGATAGTGCTGTAGATATTAGTCCAGATGATGCTAAAACAATAAAGAAAAGATTGAGAGAAGATTTTGCGTCTGATAACGCTGGTGGTATTGCTGTATTATCTGGTGCTTATAAAATGGAAAGAGTGTCATTCTCTCCTAATGAGTTAAATCTTGCTGAAATAAGAAGATTGCCCGAAACCAGAATACCAGCATCATTAGGTTTAAATGCTATGTGTCTTGGTTTGAATGCTGGATTAGAAAACTCAACATATAGTAACTATGAACAAGCACAATCTGCTGCTTGGACTGATGGAATGTTGCCTCTTTTAGATAGTCTTTGCGAAATCTTAACTATTATGCTTCTTCCTGATTTTAATCCAAAAGCAGGAGACTATGTAGATTATGATGTTAGCGATGTAAGAGCATTAGCAGAAGATGTTTATGCTAACTCTGATAGGGCAGCTTTACTATATGAAAAAGGTGTTATTAGCAGAGCAGAAGCAAAAAGAATGATTAGTCTTGAACCAATGCCAGAAGATGAAGATATGTATTTTAATAGTGTATCTTTATCCCCAGAAGTTGCTAAAAGTATCAATGAAAAATCTATTAGTTTTAAATATTTTCCTACTGATGGTATGAAAGAAGCAGCCAAAAGAGCTCTCAAATGGAAAGATGAAGGCTATGATGGTGGAACAAGAGTAGGATTAGCCAGAGCAAATCAAATAGTCAATGGCGATAACTTATCTGATGACACTATTTTGCGTATGTATAGTTTTTTCAGCAGACACGAAGTAGATAAAGAGGCCCAAGGTTTTAATAGTGGAGAAGAAGGTTT